CTAGTGCAGACGCTTCTGAAAGACGTTTAGCAAGTATTTTAGTAGAAAACCTAGATGACTTTGTAGAAACAGCTCAACCTGGTCAATTAGCCAAAGGTTCATCTGAAGCTGTTAGAGCTTTAACAGATGCTAGAGACTTATGGAAACGTGCTAAGAAAACAGAAATTATTGATGACTTAGTAGCTAGTGCAGACTTGCGTTCTGAAGCAAACTTTACACAATCAGGTATGGAACAAGCATTAAGACGTAAATTAGTTAATTTAGCTGATAACCCTAAAGCATTAAGAACATTTACTAAAGAAGAACAAAATGCTATTAAACTTGCTGCTAAAGGTGGTCCTACACAAAACTTATTAAGATTTGTTGGTAAATTAGCTCCTACAGGAGTTGTGTCTGGTGGTGGTTCTGTTGGCTTAGGATACCTTGCTGGTGGTCCAATAGGTGCTGTTGCTACGCCTGTTGTAGGTGGTCTTGCTAGAAAAGGTGCAGAACAATTAGGTTTGCGTAACATAGAACAATTGCGTAACAGACTTGCTACAGGCAATGCTCCTATTCCACAAGTATCTACTAGAGGTCTTATTGGTGCTAGAGAATTAGCAGCTCCACTTATTAACCCTATTACTGGTTTATTAAACGAAGGACAATAATGAGTAATGAAATAGACCCAATCCAATACGGAAAACTTATTGCCCAAGTACAAAATTTAGAACATAAAGTAGATAGTTTAGAGGTAGATATTAAATTACTTCTAGAGCTTGCTAACAAGTCTAAAGGTGGTTTCTGGGCAGGTATGGCAATCGCATCTGCTATCGGTGGCTTCATAACATTCATTGCTAATCATTGGATGGCAAAATAAAATGTGGATTACAGAGCAAAATATAAGCAATCTTTATTCTGCTCTAATTGACATGCCGATATTTGATGAGTTTAAACTTCCTCCCGCTTCCCGCGTTGATTTCGTAGTGTTGCATGACGATACTATATGTGGGCAATATGAACCACCAGAACAAGGTGAGCCTCATGTTATCACTATATCTACTGCACGTCATTCTCATTTGTATCCTGTCTTAATGACTCTATGCCATGAGATTATCCACATGTGCGTATATTTAGACTCACCTAAAACAGAACAGTACGCAAGCCACAAAGGTTTATTCTTAAAACTACAAAAGCGTGTAGCCAAGATGTATGGCTTTGACCCTAAAGAATTATAAGGAGAATATCATAGACCCAATTACCATATTAGCAGCATTAGGACCATTAGCAGTAGACTTAGGTAAGTCTCTTATTAATCGCTTTATAGCACCTGACCAATTTAAGCCAGCGACTATAGAACAATATACTCAAATGAAACAAATTGACTTAGAGTTCTTTAAAGTTATGAATGAAGCTGGTGGTGGTAATCCATCATACCCTTGGGTAGAAGCTATCATAAGACTTATGAGACCTATTATAGGTCTGCTTGTGCTTTCTACATGGGTTATTATGCACCTTAACGGTACAGCAACACCTGAAGTAGATAACTTTGCTAGTGCTGTTGGCTTCTACTTATTTGGTGAACGTTCATTACTACACATTAAAAAAAGTGCTAAATGATATTCTTAAACATACTTAACTTTATCGGGTTAAACATACTTAAACTTATTGTAGTAGGACTGCTATTTATAATCATGGGTATTGCTTTAGTATTTATTGCTCTCATGGACTATCTTACTATTCTTTTAAAGCATATTAATTCTTATGTTAATTGAAGTAAAAAGGTTTGAATTTAAAGATACGCATACAGTAGGAAAGATGTATGTAGACGGTGTGTATGAGTGTTATACATTAGAAGATGTAGTCAGAAATGGCACTAAGGTTTTAGGTAAGACTGCTATCCCAACTGGTGAATATAAACTCATTGTAGACAAGTCTGTACGCTTTAAACAGGACATGCCACACATACTAGACGTTCCTAACTTTACAGGTGTTCGTATCCATTCAGGCAACACTTCAGCAGATACAGATGGATGTATATTACTTGGAACAACATGGGCAGGTAAAGACTTTATAGGTAACTCTAAAATAGCTTATAAGAAGTTCTTTGACAAACTAAAGAAAGTTAAAACAGCTACCATTAAGATATGCTAGATTATTTAATCTGCGATATCCTTTGTGCTATAGACCACTTTAAATATGTATTACTCATGTTAATAATTTATCTAGTATATAATAAAGTATCTCAACTTTAGAGACTACTATGAAAATATTACTTATTGATATAGAAGTAGCACCAAATACTGCTCATGTTTGGGGTATCTTTGACCAAAACATCTCTATAAACCAATTACTAGAATCATCTTACACTTTATGTTATGCAGCCAAATGGTATGGTGAGTCTAAAATTATGTTTGACTCTATTCAAAAATCTGGCAAACAAAAAATGCTTCAATCAGTTCATAAGTTACTAGATGAAGCTGATGCTATAGTCCATTACAATGGTTCTAGGTTTGACATACCCATACTACACAAAGAGTTTTTACTCTCTGGTATGCCACCCCCAGCACCCTCCAAACAGATAGATTTATTACAAGTAGCTCGTAGACAGTTTAGATTTGTTTCTAACAAATTAGATTATGTTGCACAGGCTTTAGGATTAGGTAGTAAGACAGCACATGAAGGTCATACTTTATGGGTTAAGTGTATGAATGATGACCGTAAGGCATGGAAAGTTATGGAAGAATATAATAAGAATGATGTTATATTACTTGAAAAAGTCTACGATAAATTCAAGGGTTGGATTAAACAACATCCAAATCATAACGCATATTCTGCTGACGTTTGTTGTCCTAATTGTGCTTCACGCAAATTACAATCTCGTGGTACACAAAGAAGTAGGACTGCTATTTATCAACGCTATCAATGTCAAAATTGTGGGTCGTGGGCAAGGTCTGTTAAATCAGAAAAGATTGTCAAAGACTCTTTAGTAAATATATAGGACAATTATGCAACGTTCAGATGTAGAGACTATCTGTAATCACATGCTAGGTAGAACTATCGTATCCTGTGAAGCATTGCATGGCGATAGCACTATTGTCATTCAGCTAGATGATGACTCACTTATAGAAATTAGTGGTGAGGAATTATCACTCTATAGTGAACTTACACCATTGGATGACTGATACCAAGCGTCTATATAGTCTTTTAATCCTTCTATACCATTACCAAGAATAACAAGTTTATCCTGGGTAACTTTGTAAAACTTATCTACCTCAGTTCCAGTATCATCACTATATCCATTTATAACTAACACAGTAAACTTATTTTGCTCTGCTAATGCTTTTAACAGTATCTTTTGACCTAAAGATATATTTTCATCTTCACGCTTCCACTCTCCAATAAGAAAGTTTCCATGTCTTTCAAAAACCATGTCAATGTTAGATGGCATAGCTTTTGGATTCTCTAGTATTACACCTCTTAAAAAGCCAAAGTCTGTATGACTAGCATACGCATTACGCATAGCATTAGACACAGATAACTATACCATTGCTACCTACTTGACAAATAGTTACAGAACCGTCTGGTGCCAATATGGTTGTAGTCTGACCAAATGACTGTTCCGTATAAAAGATAGCTAATGCTGCCATTACAACAACAAATATCCAGTATATTTTATTCATCATCTACTCTGCCTAACATAGCTTCTAATTCTGGTGGAATATAATCTGCATCATCATCTTGTGTAGCCTCTAATAACTTGTTCTTATACCAATCAGACTTTTGTAAATCTTGTTGTGGATTATCTTTAAATGGATAGCGTAAGTCATACTTTAACTTACATCCTTTTAAATACCCAATATACTCTTCTTTAGTCAAACGACTTTTAATCACGTCTATTGCCTCTATGCCTCCCACCAAGTAATGTGGAGGTCTATTCACCATATCTACCATATCTATCCCCTTAAATAAAATAAATCAATTAATTGATAACAACCATAAAAAAACCAACTTATACCACCAATTATTAAAATCCACACTATCCAATCAATTATTTTTTCCAAAATTGCCATGTCTCATTCTTCTTAAATAATCCATTACGTTCTCCGTATGGAGTTGGTTTGGGTAAAGTAAAATATCCTTGTCTTTCAAGGTTAATTAATCTATATCTATTTGTCACACAGTTCTGAATAATATCTTTTAATGTGCAATTAGGATGGCTATTCATATATGACTTAATAAAATTAGCTTGTCTTTGCTCATCTAGTTTTGTGTACATTATATTTCATTCCTGTTTTAGAAGCATTTACTTCAGCTCTATCAATATTAAAATATCTAGCCCAATTGCTATTACTTCCTGTTGGCATTGGTTTTGGTAATGTAATTAATCCTTGCTTGTCTAAATTTCTAATTCTAGCAGGATTGCCAAATGCGTGTAATATAACATGGTTTCTTCCTACTGTAGGATGTTCTTCCATATATTTATTTACTATTTCTATTAATTGTTCATCAGTTACTTTAAACCGCATCTTTAACTCCATGAGCTTGCTCTAATAGTCTAGCAAACTTAAATATTTTATCTAATGTTATTACTTGACTTCCATATCCAAATGCTGCTTTGTATATCTTAATTATTTCTTCTTGCGTAAGTGGGTTAGAGTCCACCATGTGCCTCCGTTAGCTTCTTACTATCATATTTAGATATACCTTTGTATTCTTCTACAGGTTCACCTACAAATAAAGGTGTTATCTTAATGTGATGGGTTGTATTTTTAAGGTCGTTCATATACGACAATTGATTAGGGTGAAATGACCATAAATAAGATTTCTTTAAATCACCAGACCTAACATCAAACTCTTCATAAAGCCATGCTACAGGTTCTTTTTTAGCCATTAGTAAAACACCATCCTT